CCCCAACCCAGGACGGACCACATGACCACCGACCAGCAGCCCACCCCCGCCGAAACCCGCCTCGCCCAGTACGGCCAACGCACCAGCACCTGGTCCACCGCCACCTACGACAGCGGCACCGAGAAGGCGCTGCATGAGATCGCCCTCGGGCTGAAGGCGGAGCTGGACCGTGTCCGCAAGCAGCGCGCGTACCTTCTCGGCCAGCTCGCCAAGCGGGACGCCGAGTCCGGCCGTGGTGACGAGGCGCTGCGCCAGTTCCTCGCCGAGGAGCAGCCGGCCGCTGTCGAGACGGGCGAGTGACCGCCATGACCACAGCAACCCGCCACATCGTCATGTGGTCCGGCGGCATCACCTCCTGGGCGACCGCCCGCCACGTCATCGCCCAGCACGGCGCGGCCAGCGTGACGCTGCTGTTCGCCGACACCCTCATCGAGGACGAAGACCTCTACGCGTTCAACGAGCAGGCCAGCGCCCAGCTCGGCGTGCCGATCACCCGCGTCGCTGATGGCCGCGACCCGTGGCAGGTGTTCGAGGACAAGCGCTGGCTCGGCAACACCCAGCTCGCGCACTGCGCCCTTGAGCTGAAGCTGAAGATGTGCCGTGAGTGGCTCGCGGGCAATCCGGACCTCGCGTTCGACAACACGGTGCTATACGTCGGCCTGGACTGGTCCGAGCCCGAGCGCATCCCCGGGAACCGGGCCAGCTGGGAACCGTGGCGAGCGGAGTACCCGCTCACCGAGCCGCCGTACCGCGACAAGGACCAGCTGCGCGCGGAAGCCCGCGCAGCAGGCTTGATCGACCCACGCCTGTACCGGCTCGGCTTCGCGCACAACAACTGCGGCGGCATGTGCGTGAAGGGTGGTCAGGCCCAGTGGATTCGCCTGCTGAAGGTCTTCCCCGAGCGGTACGCCCGAGCCGAAGCCGCTGAAGCCAAGATGCGACGGCTGCTCGGCAAGGACGTGTCCATCCTGCGTGACCGCCGCGGCGGCCAGACGAAGCCGCTCACGCTGGCCACGCTCCGCCACCGCATCGAGGAGCAGCCGGAACAGCTCGACCTCTTCGACGAAGGCGGCTGCGGCTGTTTCACCGTTGCCGCCGCATGACCCCGAGCTCGGCCGCCCGCGCGGGTATCGCGGGCGGCCGGCCAACCCCCACCCCATCACATGACCTGGAGCCTGACCATGACCGAACCCACCGAGCCCATCCTCGATCGCATCCCGATCGCCCACAGCGTCGTCTACGCCGTGCGCGGCGTCCCTGACATCGCCGACGAGTACAACGCCGAGCGCACCATCGCCCCCACTGAGATCACCCTGACCTACCGGTCCACCGAGGACTCGCACCTTGGCCGCGTTCACGCCTACGTGAAGGGCTGGTGGATGCAGGACGGGCAGCGCGTGCCGATGGACAAGCCCGTCGGGCGTCACATGTACGGCAACCCGGAGGCGTGGCCGGAGTGGCTGGCGGAGGAGGCGCGGCTGCACGACCCTGCCGGGGTGGCGCCCGCCACCGACCGGGCCGTCGTGGAGCGAGTCCGCGCGGTACTGGAGACGGAGGCCGTCGTTGGCCGGAGCGCCCTTGAGTATCGAGGGCTGATCGCCTCCGCCCTCATGGCTGCCGAGCCTGCCGCCGTGTCTGGCACGCCGTGCAGCCAGCCCAACCCCTGCGAGGACGGCGAACTCTGCGCCACCCACGAGGAAGAGCAGGCCCACGCCGAGGGTGAGCACGCATTCTGCGGCGTCCGATGTGAGGTGGCGATGCCGACCGCGCCGATGCGCAACTCGATCGTCGCCCACGGCATCCCCGGTACCGCCGGGATGCTCGACGAGCTCCTGCGCCGCGCTGCTGCTGGCGTGCTGCCCGCCGCCGATGAGCCGGGGCCCGACACGGTGGCATACCGCGACCCGGACCGGCCTACCGCGCTGTGGTGCCGCAAGCACGGCGCCCGCTGGTGGGGGCTGACCCAGCTCACCTCCGATGACCTGCCGGACGGCGGCCTGTGCGGCGAGTGCGGCGTGGACGTCCTCATCCCGCAGGAGGCCTGACCGTGGACCGCGAACTGAACGCGTGCGGGTTCTCCTCCGAGACCATCGCCGCCGAGTACGAGACCGACGCCGCACTCGCCGAGGCCGGACAGGACATGGCCGACCCGTACTTCGTGGCCGCGTTCAAGGCCGAAGACGAACAGCGCGCCCTCGACTGGGCTGCCGCGCATCCGAAAGGGGCCTGAGCCGTGACCAAGTTCGCCTGCCGCAACTGCCGCCGCCCCCTCCACTGGCTCGACGAAACGGGCTGGCTGCATGGCGAACTCCCGCAGTACGCCCACGAGCCCATCACCTGCGAGCGGCCCGTCCCGGTGTGCGACGGCCCCGCGCCTGGCTGCAACCACGCCGACGGTCCGGACGCCTCCTGCACCTGCCGCTGCCACGACCCGAGGAGGCGGTCGTGATCGGGGAGGCCATCGACACCGCCCTCACCCTCGGCTGGGCGCTCTACGGCTGGATCATCACCCTCGCCGCCATCGCCTCCATCCTCACCCTCGCCGCGATCGCCACCGGGGCGTGGGGCGCACAAGCCCTGTGGCGGGCCGCCACAGGCCCGTCGTGGGCGCGCGGAGGGTTCCGGGCCCGGATCTACGCCGCGCGCCGCGTTCGAGCCCCACAGAGGCGCACACGCCCCCGCACACCCCACAAGCCACCCCACTACGAGGAAGCCGCATGACCCGCACCCGCATCCGCGCCCTCGCCGCCCACACCGCCGCCCTACTGCTCCTCACCGTCAGCATCACAGCCGCCGTCCACGGAGCCTGGCTCGCCGCCGGCCTCTGCTGGTGCTTCATCCCCAGCCTGCTCTACGTCGGCGGCCACCTCAACACCGCCTACCACCGCGAACGCGCCGTCCAACAGCGCCTTGACCGACTCCGTCACCAGGACGGGCGTCCGCTCACCGGCTACGAGCACGCCACCTGGACCGCGCTCATTGCCCGCATGGATCTCCCCGACGACCGGAGCGCAGCATGAACAACCTGCGACAGAACCCCGACGGCTCCTGGAGCCCCGACGAACCGCTCCCGCTCACCGACGACTTCGATGTCGAGGTGTACGGCCACGGCCCATGGGTCTGGACCGCACACCGAGGAAGCGGGCTAGTCGACCAAGGGCGCGCCCGCACCCGGCTCGGCCTGTGGGTTGCGACCACGCGCGCCAAGCTGCGTCACAACCGGAGCAGCCGATGACCCCGCGCAAGACGCTGGACCAGATGACCAGCGACGACCTCGACGAACTCCACGCGCGGATCGCGACCCTCGAACACGTCGCCGCCGGGAACAAGCGGCACGTCCAGCTGATCGTGCCCGAGCTGGAGCGCGCCGAGGCCGCCATCGCCCGCGTGCGCGCCCTCTACGAGCAGTGGGTGAAGACCGGGCCACCCCCGCTCGGCACGCCGATGTCCCGCTGGTGGGACGCCCGCCTCGTCGAGCTGCGCGACGCGATCCTCCTGCCCACCGAACGGCCCAAGGAGCAGTGACCATGCCGCCCTGGCAACTTGCCCTCGTACTCGCCACACAGGTCGCCTGCTGGTACCTCGCCACCCACCTCACCGAACGGCGCGCAGCACGCCGTGACGCCACCCGCCTCGCCATGGACCGCGCCCTCGACGAGTCCCTCCAGCAGCTGTTCGAGCAGCGCGAGCGACAGCAGCCCTGAACACGACGAAGGGGCGCGCCCACAGACCTCCCCAGGCCAGGCACGCCCCATCCGGTGCGATCACCGTACAACCCGCACCAGCACCACGGGAGTCACGATGACCACCGCCGCCACCCACCTCCGCACCTGCGCCCTGCACTGGGCCGACCTCCACGAAGCTGCTGGCCAACCCGCACAGTTGGGCGCGTTCGGCCTCGGCCTCCGCGGCTACCTCGCCCGCCTCGACCAGGCCGACGCCGAGCAGATCGAGTACGAACGCCACCAGGCCGCGCACCTCCGCTCCCTGGAACGCGACCCGATCCAGCTCGGCGACCGCCCCACCCCGGTCCGGCTCCACATCCTCGACACCATGCGCGCCGTCGAGGCCGCCCTCGTCGCCTGCGCCGACGACATTGCCCGCACCGCCCAGCGCGCACCCATCAGCGTCCCGGCCGCCCGGAAGGCCGACTACCACACGCTTCGGGACGCCCGCATCGCGGCCGCCGACCGGCAGCGTCGCGTGCAACTCGCGCTCGCCGACGAACGCGACCCGCGACGCTGGCGGTACACCGGCCACCGCACCGCGCCCCACGCGGCGCTGTGGCTGCTGGCCCGCATCGAGCGCGCACCCGGACCGTGCCGGCGCATCACCGACGTGGAGGGAAAGCGCATCGCCACCGTCGCGGCCGGCGCCGCCGACCGGGTCGAGCGCGCCCTCGACATCGCCTCCCAGTCCCGGACCCTCGAACAGCGCCACGACTGCGGCGGCACCATCGACATCCACGGCGGAGAGGGCCGGCCACCGGTCGCGCACTGCACCGGGTGCGGCCGGGTCTGGGCCGAAGGAGGGGTGATCGCGGCGTGAGCGGCTACTGGGAGCGCCGCGAGCGGGCCCGGCTCCGGAGACGTCGTGCGCTCCGGCTGGTCGGCTGGTGCCTGTTCGTGGCTGGGTTGGCGACCGTGGCGTGGGTGGCGGCCACTCGCTGAGCAGCACGCGGCTTGACGGCCGTGCCACCATGAGACCGCTGCCCGCCGGCCCCGCTCTGGCACGACGGGCAGCCTGCTACACAGCACTGAGCCCCTGATCATTCACCGATCAGGGGCTCAGCCGTGTCCCGGCTACTCGGCGTGTCGGGCCGCCTTCTTCACGTCGAGCTCCACGCTTGCCCGCATGCTGTCCTGTTCTTTCGCGTGTTCGGTGACGGCGGCCTGTACGTTCTCGGCGAGGTCGCGCCATGTCTGCCATGCGGTGTCGTAGGCAACTGGGTCGTCCTGATCGCGTAGGGCTTGGACGGTCGCGTGTGCCTGGTCGGCGGCGCGTTGTTTCTCCACGAGTTCTTCGAAGGTGTGTGCCACGTGCAGGGATCCTACGTGCGGACATGATGATGCCCCCGCCTCGACCCACTGAGGCGGGGGCCGAACGGGGCAGCCCTACGGCCGCCACTCCTCGCGGTAGCCGGGCCGGTCCGCGTACGGCAGGGCGAGCAGCGGGAGGACCCACGCGGTGCCGCCCGTGTCGCCGTGCTCGCGCAGCCACGCGTACCGATCCACGATCCGCCGCTTGGCTTCGATCTCGCGCAGCACCCGCGCCGGGCCGAAGTGCTCGATGTACTCGTCCGCCGCTGCGGTGTCGCCGTCCGAGTAGGTTCGGTAGTCCGGGAACCCGTCGGCCAGCCCACGCCCGTCGCTGTTCTCCCGCGCGATCCGCTCGTCCTCGTCGAGCTGGGCGCGCAGCCACTGCACGAGATCATCCACGCCGCTCACTCCTCGGCCTCGTCCTTCTTCGGTGGCCGCTTCGACCCGCGCAGTCCCTTCGCGATCTGCTGCGCCCGTGTCGAGTGCACGCCGAGCACGTCGCCGATCTGCTGCCACGTCATCCCCGAGTCCCTCATCCGCTGCACTCGGGCCTGACGCAGTTCACGCAGGCGCGCATGGTGATCCGGCCAGGTATCGAGTACCTGCGTGACCGCCTTGGCGCACGCCTCGTCGTCCTGCATCCGCTCCAGGCGCTCGATGGCTTCCAAGAGTCGACGCACCTCCTCGACCTGCTCGTCCACTGACGCTCCCTCCGTTCCGTGGAGCGCGACAACCCGACTCTAGACCCTAGGGTCTTGCATCGCATAGACCCTAGGGTCTAACGTGCTGAGCAGGGGGAGCCGCACCCGGTTCCCTGTAACGCACAAACCCCCGGCCCGGCGCTGCGAACGCCATATGGGCCGGGGGCGCCCACCTACAACGCCACGAAGAGGCAGGCATGCCCAACCGTACCGATCAGCCGCCCGAGCAGCCCAGTCCCGGCACGCACAACCCCCGCGACTGCAACCTCTGCGCGAGCCTCCGCCACCCCGCCATCGCGAAGCAGGGCCGCGCGCTTGCCGCCCACCTCGCCACCCACCCCT